GAAGACACTGGAATTGCATTCTCCGTATGGGTAGAAAAGCAACTAATTGATTGGAATGCTGCAAGATCAGAAGAAACTGAACCTGAAACACCATCGAAACCCAAAGTTCCATGGTATTATGAGTGTCAACTATGCAAACAAAAGGGCCATCACGCATCAGATTGTAGCATGTATAACCCAATAATTGAAACTGAAGGTGAAAGTAATGCCTAAACTAGCTCTAGTTTGCAAGAATTGTGATGAAGTTACATGGGTAACAATCACTAATATGATTATGACACACAATAGACGTTGGCATATATGCGATATTTGCATTGTTATTGAGGCCGAGTCCAACGCACAATGGACATCGCAGCCACAATGGCCTCCGCAGCAAAAAACATTGCAGGATTTTTAATTAGATTTATTGGATTAGCAGCAATTTCTGCTGCTTCATTCATCAAAACCGTGTCCGATCTAAACGAAACACCGTTGTCACGTATGTCAATATCATGTCTTTTACACGCACAATCAAGAGAATCAGTGCAAGGAACACGTCTATCCGCCCTGGTTAACGTAGATTCAGGTTTGGATTGATTTGCAGTCCATCCAGGACCGCACCATTTACCCCATACCTTGGTCATTTCTTCTTCAACGCCTTACGAGTTGCAGCGTGTGCGCGCTTCATTAAATTCTGAATCTTAGTTCTAGGGAACTTTTTCTTTAGAATCTTAAGTTGACGGCCAAACTCACGTTGGTATTTTGATACCTTACGTTTCCTTCTAGCAGGTAATACATTTTGGATTTCAAATTGACGTGACAAATCATTTGACATTCTACGTGTAAGTTCTCCGCCCCTAGTCATCATCATTGATGGATCGTTGATGACTTCCATTAATTCCGGTGTAATTCTAATTGCAGGCTCATTTACTATTATCTCTAATGCTTCTTGTGGTGTCACTTCTGTCACTTCCGTTTGTCTTGGTTGGCGATCTACTTCTGCAAATCTCCTGGCGATCCCAGATTTTGGCGTATCTGGTATAATCGGTGTTATGAATCGTGTAGTTTCAAGCTGACCTCTTTTACCATTTGATGAACTAGTTGGTTTAGATGAACTCGGAGCACCGCCTCTTCTCAACTGATTGTACGTTTCCTTCAGGTCTTCGCCTGCTTTTGTTACGCGTTCGTTGAGTTCCCTTAGGGATCGGGGCAAAGCCATTGGCTCACCTTCAAGCACTTAGAACTTCAGACTGTACAAGAGCAGCATAAATATCTGCAGATGCAATAGCACGGTATCCGTAAAGACGACCATCGACACGCTTTGGTCCTAAGTTGCCATTACCTTTGCACTGTACAAAGAAATCGTTTGTTGCAATAATTCCTATGTATTCAAGAGTAGCCGGAGGAGTTTCTAGCCCTAGAGTTTGAAAAGATACTCCTTCAATACCACCCGGATCGGTTTTAATTGCGTTGTTAGATACTGCCATGCAATTTGAATTGTTAAGAGAAACAGTTCCTCCTTGAGATGTAGTTGTTAGAGAAGACAATACTTCAGTGTTAGTTCCTATAACATTGTCAGGAAATTGTGGGTCCATGTTAACTGCAAGTACAACAAAGACTTCACGATCTAAGGGAGACAAATTCAAATCAACTTGTGTCTGTACAAATGTGTTGGCTGCTGGTTCTAATGCTCTGAATCCAATCGATACTACGCTAGAACTCTGTTTCAATCCCTTAGGCATAACGGGTCGTACACAGCCCCGGATTATAATCTTCGCGGCGAAGCCGCCCCGAACTCTTACGTCTCCACCCGCCCTAACCACCCTAAGTATAGACCCCCCCTATGAACCTGCCTATACATACGTACTTATACTATACCTTCTCTAGGCTTTTTATGGCGAACCGAACCATTTCCCTAAGCCCGATTGGTGATTTAATCCGTAAAAGACTGGTTGAAGACACTGGAATTGCATTCTCCGTATGGGTAGAAAAGCAACTAATTGATTGGAATGCTGCAAGATCAGAAGAAACTGAACCTGAAACACCATCGAAACCCAAAGTTCCATGGTATTATGAG